CTACAAGAAAAGAGGCAAGAAATGAAACAATGCAAAAACTGTGAGAGCGTGGAATTGGTATTTAGTGGCGTTGACGCCTTTCTTTTGGGCGTACCTACGGAGACTTTCTGCTATCCCTGCGCCAATCAAGAGGCACAAAAGGGGGCGGTCATATGCTAAGGGAGAGGCTAGAGCTACGGGCTACCCGTGACGGAAATGCGATCATAGGCTCATTTTATCGCGTAACGGCGTGGAGGGGAGAGGATTATCTAGGGGAGGGGATCTATTCCGGCTATACGAAAGCCGAAAGTCTGCGGCTAGCGCGTGAGAGCGTGAAAGAGAGAGGAGGTCTAGGGATATTTGCTAACGCTTAGAGGCGAGCTATCGCACTCTTTCCGACGTATGGGGGAGAGTGTGGTAGCCTGTTCCTAATGGTTAGGGCAGGGCTTAACGGATGAAAGAGAGAGAAAATGCAGCTTCAAGAGATAGACACGATCCAGGACCTAAAGGTATGGGTCGAAGAGAATATGCCCAAAGCTGAGGTATATGAAGATATGTACGGCACAATCACTATTCGCACCAACCTGGGTGCGTCAATGGGAGGATATCTATTTGAAAGAGGTGAAGAGTTATGAGCAATGCCTATGTTGTTTATGTGCGTGAGTATGAGGACAAGACAGAAGATCATAAGCCTATTGTCTATTCGGTAGAGATCTTTTCGGAGGATGAGGAGAGAGAAATCTCTTATGCAAGAGGGTGCGCGTCAATAGCTGACGCCGCTTATGATGCCTTTAAGGGGTTAGAACTATGAATGAGTGCGTATATTGTGAGGGAGTAGCTGATTTTCAATGGCTAGATGGGGGCTGGTACGTGTGTACCGGCTGCATAAAAGAAGGGCAGACCGATACTGAGGCAGAAGGAGAGGGTAAATAATGAGCAAAGGAACCTATCTAGTTACTTTTGAGATAACTAGCAACACACACCCAGGAAAATGGGATTGGGATAACCTTCTTCTTCTTGATGAGGAAGAGGATTATCTGATCCACTCAATCGAGCAGATAACAAAAGAGGGAGAGAGTAATGAATAAAGAATATCTAATCGCTAAGGCAGACCTATGCAAGGATCTAGCCATTGAACAGCTAACCAATGGAGATAATGAAGAGGGCGTCAAAAATCTTAAGCGGATGATACGGGCGCTAGAGGAGATCAACCTCATTAACTACCTAGAAGAGAGAAGAGGATTATGACTAGTTTCCATCCTAAAGAATATGACCTTATCAACCTATATGAGGTCACAGATGAGCAGGGTGTAGCCCTGTGGGGCGGTAACAATGAGGGTGAGGCCATAATTTGGTGGCTTAAAGGCAATCAGGCTGGCCGGATTTTGGTTTCAGCCTGGGATAGCAATGAAGAGGATGCCTATTTGATCGGTAGACCCATAGATATTACCGATATTGTGGCAAGAACCTACGATTATTATGGGCTAGACTGATGGGGTTTACTATCGGAATCATCTTGGTATTACTGATAGCCTATGCACTTATCGTTACGGAGGACAAATTCAATGACGGAGATCGCTAGAAGGATAAAGACGGCCAAACGTGGCGCGGTACGTCAACGAAATTACCGGCGAGCAAGGGATAGGGCGATGACTCGCCTAGCTACTGCTTACCCTGAAACATACAAGGAACTGCTCGAACAGGAGAAAATTGTAGATGAACAGATGGGTAAGAAATGGCTTGATATTGACGGCAGCACTGACCAGTATATGGATACTGACTCCGATACATCACCTGCGGGTGGAGGAGAAGGCGACAAAGCCGGTTCCAGTACAGACCAAAGCAACGATGGAGGAAAAGCGTGAAAACAAAGCACTTGCAGTTAGTTACCTCAGAGCACTCGGTTACGATGGGAGTCAGAGAAAGTGTGCCATCACCCTATGGACCCGTGAGAGCAGGCTTGACCACCTCGCCGATAACCCAAGATCAACGGCTTTCGGAATTGCTCAGCTCCTTAGAGAGCGTAGTAGAAAACCTGAACTACAAATCCTTCACGCTATACGATATGTTGAACACCGCTATCGAGGAAATTTCTGCAGTGCTCTCCAACACTCAGACCGAAGAGGGTGGTACTGATGCTGACGGGAGTTAGTTTATTCGCCGGAGTCGGAGGCTTCGACCTGGCTATGCAACGTCAAGGAGTTAAGGTCGTAGCTAGCGTAGAGATAGATAAGAAATGCAACGAGGTGCTGGCAAAGCACTTCCCTGAAGCAACACAATTTACAGATGTAACTACAGTAAAGGGAGAGGATTTAATAAATGCAGGATTTAATCCAAGCAAAGGAATTATTACAGGAGGATTTCCCTGCCAAGACCTCTCAGTCGCTGGCAAAAGGGCTGGTCTTGCTGGCGAAAGAAGCGGGTTATTCTGGGAGATTGCAAGAATTGTGGACGAAACGCAAACCGAATACTTCGTTATCGAAAACGTCCCTGGTCTGCTATCCAGTAACAACGGAGCAGATTTTGGAGTCGTCATCGGGACGATGGCCGACCTCGGGTATTCTCTTGGATGGAGGGTGCTTGATGCTCAACACTTCGGAGTACCCCAGCGAAGGCGTCGTGTCTTCATCGTTGGGCGACGTTCTACTAGCGAAGGCGTTGCCGAAATACTCTTTAAGTCAGAAGGCTTGCGAAGGGATCCTTCGGAGAGCAAGCAAGCGCGGCAAGAAACTACCGGAAGCGTTGGAGAAAGCTTTGGTCAGACAGGTTTCGCAAAGTACAGCCCAGGAGTAACCACATTAACTGCCACCTCATACAAAAGACCTGAAGACAATGTTGTGGTTCACAAAGAGTAGACGGGCGCAGAACCCTGATGATTACGAAACTTGGATAGAGGGAGGGGTAATGCCTACGCTAAACGCTTTTGATAATGGTGATATCCGAACTACTATTCTAGTAGGTTGCTTTGAACTATGGGATTTCCCAACTGAATCGGTAGCACCAGCAATGACTAGTAGAAGGGCAAGAGATTTGATTAAGTATGAAGAACCAATAGTCTTTTACGGGAACAGAGTTGCCGATATTAGAATCCAGGATAACAAAGTAAATACTTTACAAGCCCGTATGGGAACAGGTGGAAATAATATGCCGTTAGTAGCTGAACCAAGCGCTTATGTACGCCGCTTAACGCCGGTAGAGTGCGAGAGATTACAGGGATTTCCTGATGACTGGACAGAAGGACAGTCAGACTCTCAACGATATAAGCAGATGGGAAACGCGGTAGCTGTACCAGTAGTTGAGTGGATTATTCAGGGTATATCTGATACACTCTGAACCGCCCTCCTTTCGAAGGACTAGCCCTCACTGTTAACCTCTTTCCAGTGGGGGTTAGTGCTTTATCCGCCGTTACTGTAAAACCCTGGACCCTTAAAGGTAATCGCAGGAGAGGACCATACACGGGTCATAGAATTATGGCAGTCAGTGCAGACGGGTTCAAGGACCTGAGCGTGGATAGACTGCTCAATTTCTCTAGTGCTACCGCACTCACATTTGAAAGCGTAGATCATAACTTTACTGCCTCTTCTATATCTAGGTAACCTACTAACTTGTAAACCTTATTCTTATTTTCAAACTCGGTAGTAACTGGCATCACTTGTGTATACCATTTAGGTTCAGGCAGATCCATAAGATCAAAAGAATAGATACCAAGTGGAGTGGAGTTGATGTAGTACGGGATCAGATCTCGCTCTGCTGCCTGAGTGATGAGCTTGCGATATTTAACTTCTTCGATAAGCAGGGTTTGGTAATGAGTCTGCCTGCACTTAAGTTCAATATAGTGAGCAGCCTTCTCACTGGTGCAGTCATAAGTATCATACATCCCTGGACTCTTAACTAAGTCAGGATAGAGACTGCCTTTGAGGTAGTTAAATAACTCTTCTTCTTTCACCGGAAGGGTGTCTCCCCACCTAATTCTTCTTGCAGTCTACGCAGTGAGTTGGTACACCTACGATCAGCAGTAGATACTGCACACTCTAGGTACTGCGCTATCTGCTGCAGAGTAGCGTTCTCATAGTGGCGCATACGTAATACAGCTTGATCTTGCTGGTCTAGTTTGAGAAAACACTTCTTAATATCTATCAGGCTGATGAGTAGGTTGCCACCTTCTGCTGGGCTGGATGATCCTCGTGGCTGACCATCGTTAATCATCTCCTGCACTTGCTCTAATACTGTGCCATCTATGACTGATGCAATAACAAATGGCAGTAGCTGACCAAGGGTAAAGGTCTGGTAATAAACCTCATCGTTGATCTGATAGCCAGACTTGTTGGCCTTCTCCTTACGTGCATAGCGTTCTACTGCACGCTTCATCTGCCAAGCCACACGTCTCTGGTTGTATTCTAATTGCTTAGGATCTTCAACATTCATCTGCTCTGTGATGTAGGCATTACGTGTGATAGCCCACGCTATACACTCCTGAGTAACATCATCTCTTTCCACCCAATGCTTATAGCGCCGGTGAATTGCATAAGCAACTGACGGCGCTAACTCATAGATAATTGGATGGAGATCACTCATTAGGCCACGTCTCGTCAAGGACCATCATTGCAATAGCAGAATAGTTGAGTAGATCCAGGAATGAATCACGCAAGGACTCGTTGCTAGGCTGCACGCCTGAGTCAAGCAGGTTGTTAATGCGAGCTATCTTATCCCACATACGTACACGCAGACCATTAAGTGCTCCACCTGGTGATTGAGCAATATTCTTTGGGCCGTAGTCGTGATGCTTACGAATGAGTAGGTTACCTGCGGTATCCATAATGCGCCAGACATCTGTAACAAACTCTGGATCTACCTTGTCTGTGTAGGTCGTATCAAGATAGTCTCGGTTGCCGTATCCACTTCTAGGATCTGAAAGCCCATATGCTGTATAGTCTGTAGAATCATCTGCCATTCTTCTTTATTCACCCTTCGATTCACCTACTAACAAAGCCCGCGTAGCGTCTGCTCCGTGTGCTAGGTAGTAGTCATTGATGTCCATACCTGGTGGTAGTGTAACAATAGTTGAGTTCAATATCTCATTGGCGACACGCTTGGCAAAGTCAGCGCCAGGGTTAGACCCATCTTCCTTAATATCATTATCGCCTACTACAAAGACAGTGTCATAGCCAGTAAATAGCTTGGGGAAGTGTGGCTTCCAAGACTGTACTCCAGGGACACCCACTGCTGGGATACCCAGCATCCCGCTAGTGATGACTGCATCTAGTTCACCCTCGCAAACAACTATGTAAGGGGACATCTTCAATATATCTGCAACATTGTAAAGGTGCGCCTTCTGCCCAGTGGGTGAGCCATACTTAGGCTTGCCATCATCTAGGCGTCTAAACTTAAAGCCTACGCAACTACCACCGGCGGTGATGTAAGGGATAGAGATCCATCCTTCATACATCTCGTGACCATTCATCGCATCAGTTACTGTGCCTAGTTCAAAGCGAGCAGCTACTGTCTCAGATATCCCACGTTCGTCTAGCGCGACTAGAGTTTCCGGACTTACCTCTTGGGCGTATCGCTGCGCCGCTTCCAGTAGCAATTTCGACTGCGCGTTTGAGGCCATCCTTAAACTCCAAGTTCTCTATGATGCAGACAATACTCACTGCATTGCCACCCTTACCGCAGGTATGGCAGAAATATAAATTGTTATAGGTATTTATTACAGCAGATCTACGAGTATCACTATGCAAGCAACACTTGACTGATACATCTTGTCCTTCTCGTACCTCACCACCGAAGTAGGAGACGATAGGACCTATGGGGACTGAGTTTGCATCAGTGGAGCGGGAACTCCCGCGACCTTTACCCAGCCTTGACCAATCTTGTGTTGACATTCACATCCTCCGCACTTCTCGTGCCAGTGTGTGGCACGCTTCAGATGGTTGAGTGAGTTCTCCTCACCTGCCTTAAGACAGTTCTCGCAAATCATATCTTCGTTGCCCTCTTCTTAGGAGCAGGCTTCTCAGCAACGTACTCTTCTACTGCTTCTTCAGCATCAGCTTCTGCGATTGCTTCATCTAGTGGTACAACTTCTGGTACAAGTATCTCTGATGTGGTGATTTGACCTTCTGGAACTGGCATCTGTTTCTCCTTTAACCATTGTGATAGATCCTGGATAACCCAGGCTTGATCTATTGAAGCGTTGCGACGCTTAACTATTACATAAGACAGTGGCACTTCCCCAATACCACGAGCCTTAGCATAGTTAAGCGCCTCAACTTGTGCTTCTCTCCAGAACTGAGGCAGCGCAAGCGTTGCTCTGTTCTTGAGTTCAAGGATGTAAGTTTCTCCTGCGATAACAGTTACGATGTCGCCTTCATCCTTTGCCCCAGCTTTAGTCAGGCGTTCTGCAATGGCACCCGTCTTACGTAGCCACTTCATTACATCTGTCTCGAACTGAGAACCCTTAGTCTTGTTGTACTGACTCATCTACCAGTACTACCTTGTTGATCTTATAGATCACATTGCCTTCTTCATCTTTGACTAACTCGACAACTCCAGACTGAAGCAGAGCACCAACGAAGTTGGTTAGATCTACCTTGATTGCATCAACGTCTTCACGCAGTGCATCAACTTCTACACGCAAGAGTTCAATATTAATCTTATCTCGGTACTTATTTGATAAACTTTCTTCAGCCATTTGATTCCCTATCTATTCTTGGACTATGTAGTCGCCTTGATATCCATTTACTGCATCGTTTCTTAGCATAACACCCCAGGCATTTTTATCAGAGATCTGACAAGCAGCATAGTTTACGAACAGTGTTACGTAATCCTTGCCATCTGCAGCGTGTGGCCCAAAGCGGTTCTTTACTGCAGCTACCTTCAACTCACCATTAGTTGGGTCATAGCCCAGCGTTAAAATCAACGCCGGAAGCTGACTTACCTTGCCGTGAATGGAACGTCTAGCAGGTGGCATAGATGGTGATCCATACTCACTCTGCTCAGATACGTGGTGTAGCACAAGTACGCAGGCTTCAGTCTTACGTGCCATATCGTGCAACTCCATCATTATCGCACGTAAGCCAGCCCACTCATTGTCAGTCTCTGCTGCCACATTCATTAAGTTGTCTATGACAATCAACTCTGGAGCGTGACCATAGAGTTCCACATATGCTCTGATCTCTAACTCAATATCATCTAGTGATGGTGATGAATCAAAGACCCACTTGATATGTTCTAGTTTGCCAAAGTGTTTATCGTAGTAGTGCTTGTTGTTAGATAGGTTTGACTCTACTGATACCTGGGAGTGACCAGATGCAGCAGATGCTGCTCTCATCATCACAGTAGTAGTGTCTGTATCTGCTGAAAAGAAAAGGGTTGGCACGTTTGCCTTCATCGCATAGATAAGAGCAAACATAGACTTACCAGCGTTAGGAGCTGCAGCCACCATACAGACTTGCCCTCGCCGGAACTTGATCTGCTTATGTGCCAGCGCCTGCCACACGTCAGGAAGGGGTGTTGCTTTGGTAAGCACCCCACTCCAAGCGCGTGATAAGTCAAGCAATGCCTTCCCCCTTTAATGTTATACGTCGTTTACGTCTGATTAGCCTGCGTTCACCTTCAGTAACGCCACCCCAGATACCGTGCATCTCATTTTGTATTCCCCACTCAGCACACTCTGCTTGATGTGGACACCTTCTACAAATTGATTTAGCCATAACCATCTCGGTACTGTTAGAACCTCCAGCTACCTTTTCAGGAAACCAGAAGTCGCCACCGACTGTCGCGCAAGCAGGATTCTCATAGAACCTTGGCTCGCGCACCGATCATCGGATCCAGATAGTTTCGCACTTGTCTGTCGCACCCTTTGGTGCAGCACACATATATCCATTCCAAGGTCCACGAGCTGAAGTGCCTGAACGTAGAGCCATCACACCGTGACGACAAGTTTGTGCTCCGTCTGTTGCAGGAGCAGCAACTGGTGTTGCGTTAAATGCCTGAGCGATTGATGCAACTGTTGGTGCAGGGGCAGCGACTGCTCCACCTGATAGTTCATTACCAGTAGCACGAATATTGAGTGCGTTCATAGCAAGATCTGCTAGTCCCGCTTCTAGTTCTGACACTGATGCAGCGTACAGATTGATGAGTGTTCCGTCGGCTAACTTGTAGTTCACCTGGAACTTAGTTGTATCGGGTGCTGACATTTATTTTCCTCCACTTGGTTTGATGTTTAATCTTGCTGTCTCTGATCCAATGCTTACTGGGACATAACCAATAAGTTCTTTAACCTTTTCCTTGTCAACTGTCTCACGACCTTTAACCTTTGTCCAACTGATTTCAATACCACTGGCTGTAACACCAACGGTTCCTTCGAAAGAACTTTTGATTGAATCTCTTTCAGTTTCTAGCTCTTTGATCTTTGCATCTAATTGTAGAAAGTGCAAGGCGTTCTTGTCAACTTGCTCGTCCTCAATGATTACTTCACTCAGGACGATATGTTCTTTTTTTAAGCCAACGCAACCCATCTCACCTGATGCGTCATAGTACTGACAGTAATGCTTGCAGAAAGATTCATCCTTCTCAGGCTCTGGAGCAGTCTCCATCCTCTTGATCTCAGTTAACCACTCCATTGCTTCTAGTGCAACATCTTCATCGTAGGGTTCTGAGTGAACCTTTACATCCTTCTCAGCACCATCACGAGCTATAGCAACCAGGTTAACAGTGTTGACTGTGTGACCATTCTGCGATAGTAGATAGCCATAGATCTGTACCTGCCAACGCTGTTGCTTTGATGGGAAGTAGGAAAGGTTCTTAACCTTGCTTGTCTTCCAGTCAATGACTGCGCCGGTGCTAGGTATAAATAAATCCACGTGTGCTTTCATATCACCGTGTGCTACTGCAGTTTCAACTAGGTAATCTTTACCATCTGGATCTATGTGTCCGATTGCCTCTTCGATTGCTGCGTGAATGGCAGTACCCATAATTGCTGCGAGCTTTGATTGGTTATCGTTAGTCTCAGGCTGACTGTTCAATCGGTACCAGACCTTACGACGGCAACCACCAATCTCTGATGGACCTACCTGTGTCTGAGTACTGCGATCACGAGAGGCATCCTTAGCGTGGAGCACTGTTAATAGCAGTTCCTTTGGATCTGTAATCATTGCGGGTTCCTTACAATAAATGCAGCACCTGGATAGTTGGCTGCTTCTAACTGTTGTGCTATCTGTTCACGAAGTTCTATCTCTATAAAGACTGGCGCTGCTGATCTGCGACCAGATTGTATTGCTTCCTCTAACGCATACTTCAGTGTCTTATCCATTATCGCTTATCTCTGTACTGTAGAAAAGCATCGAAAGCATAAGCTGATACAAAGCCAATCAGTAATCCAAATAAAAATCCAAGCATTATCCCTATCCCTTCTGTTGAGTAACTAATTGAATCGGAGGACAGGTGTTCACGTCAAGTACCGACGCGATCTTTATTGCCTTCTCTGCTACTACTTTGGACATAAGCAAGGACTTGTAGGAGTTAGGCTTGAGTGAGTAGAGATAGCCCAGAGCAAATGCTCCACCACTACCTGCTGTAAAGAGTCCACGTTCACTGGCGTTGAATGATAGATCCGATCCGATAGAAAACAACATCCCATCGAAGGCAACAAGGTAGGCGAAGTTAGCTTCCTTATCGGATGCGTCGTATCCATTATCCTTAAAGGCAGCGTAGATGCTAGGCAGTACCTTCTTGCCCATCCACTCCACCGGATCGTGGTTCTTATACGTTGGTGGTTTCCAATTAAACGCGAGGATATCTCCAGGTCGTGAGTCGCCCGTGATACCTAGCAGATAGTCACCCACGCTTACGATCTTGGGTGTTTGAGTAGATATGATGCGCTGATCGTTATCGGTGATCTGCGAATCAGCAGCCATCACTACGAAGTCAGGTCCTTGGATACCTACCAGAGTTGTCATTGGCAGATCATATCACGGCGTGTCGCAAGACACACTTTTGGCAGATAGGTGTGTACAATATGAGCCGTAGGCGAATAACAGTAGGCGGCCCTAGACGGGCCGAGGAGTATGGAGGCCCGACAGTATGCTGCTCCGTCTACTCTCCCTGCAGAAATTCATAGGCAGGAACAAGATCTACAATGGCCTTCCTAAGCCCTTTGGGACCGATCTCAGGGGTTTAGGCCCCGTCCACGCCTGTACCTGTGGCTGTACCGTATTCAACATTATGGCAGCCTTTGAGGATTATGACATAGCTTGGTGGCACCTCGACGGAACCTGTGCCAACTGCGGGAATCTGCTCACAATTCCCTGCCCTGTGGATAACCCTGATGGACCACAAACTAACGAATATTAATGAAGAAGCCAGGACTGGTCTGTGCTCAGTCTGTGGTCCCACCAAGATTAAACTCAGAGATAAGAACCGACCCCTTCGTGGCAGGTATCGGTGCAAGGCAGTCTATAAACGTAACATCATCAAGAGCCAGTATCCATACGCAGTCCATAAGAAGGAATCCTGTGAGCACTGTGGCTTCATCCCAGTCCACGTCAGCCAGCTTGACGTTGACCACATTGACGGGGATAGGTGGAACAACGACCCGACTAACTTACAGACGCTCTGTGCTAACTGTCACCGCTTAAAGACACACTTGCATAACGACAACGACTCTGGTATTTTTTAACAGAAGCGGGGAAACCAAGTACCCGCGAGTGCTGGACAAAACCCTTACAGTCTTCGCGGCCTGTAGGGGTTTCGTTCTTTTCTGGCATAAAAAAAGAAGCCCCCCACCCAGGATTTCTCCTGGACAGGGGGCCATTGCCTCGCGCTTATGGGCTAATTACTTAGCTCCACGTCCAAACTCTGTTGCCTTTGGGTCTAGTGCCTTAAGCAGTGGACCTGCGATAGCAGCAATACCTGCTGTTGCTAAAGCCTTTGGATCTGTAACTCCTGCGAGGTATAGCGCAATTACTGACGCCACTCCAGCACGAAGGTATGTTGCGAGTACTGCTTTCATCTTTGCATTGATTTTCATTTATTCTCTTTCTTCTTAGGTAAAGGCTTAGGGAAATTAGCCTTTACTTTGTTGATAGCCTTTGGCTGGGGCAGCCAAGGGAACCAAGGTGAGGTGTCGTTTCCGCACCCTTCCTTGATCGAAATATGTAGGTGCTTGTTGTGCTTGTTGGAACCGGTGTAGTCACGGTCACCCTTTTCTCTTGACCAGATTCTTCCCTGGAAGATTAGGTACTTTACTCGTGGATCATTCTGTAAATCTTTATAGGCGATAGTGCAATCAATACCCTTATCAGGATCGTGTGTCACATCTACTGCAAAGCCTGAGTTATGGTCTGAGTTTGGGTTCTGATGAACGTGTGCTGCGCTAGGAAGCAATCCATCTGATGCCTTCTTGCGCTTAGGAAAGTGTGCTGTTGCTTGACGCAGTGCTGCGATAGCAGCAGGTGTGGCCTTCTTTGCTAATGGGATCATAGTTCATCTTCCTTCTTTGGTTTGTCTTTTAGTCCGTTGCCTGCAAGTACTGCTCCTAGGCTTCCTGTAAGGAATACAGTGAGCGTAGTAAGTAGTTCGATAAAGGCTCTGTCGTTTGGTGCTTGGTCACCCAATGGTTGTGTTACAAATATCAACGCCCAAAGGATCCCAAATACTGAGCCTAGGAATACCACACCTAGTATTGCTCCAATAAAAACAACAAGTCTTGCTTTAAGTTGCTCGTTGGTAAATCTCTGTCTAGCCATTGAAGGTATCCTCCGGAAAAATATCTTTTGTGCAACTGCCTGTTGGAATACATTGAGGCGGATTACATTCTGGATTATCCCAGTTCTCATATTCCTGACAAGGATATCTAACCCAGCCTTGATAACTGCAACCGCTAAGAGTTATTGCGAGTAAGAAGGATGCGATAAATTTCTTCAACTTGTCGCTCCAATCTGTTTACCGAATCTTTAACACTTGAACCACCGTTAGGCTTGAGTTCATTGAGATAGTGTTTTACTAGCCATCTAACTGCTGCAGCAAAGCCACCAACAATGGTTACTACTGCTACTGCTACCGTTGCATAGTCTTGTGCTTGCATTAGACCGTCCGAATCGTGACTAGAAGTGAGCCGCCAAAGCCAGAGAATCTCTTATCCTCTGGAGTCTTGTTGATGAAGTCCATCTCTTCGATGATGCCTAGGTATTCTTCACCAGTTCTAAAGTCTTGAACGCGGATGGTGTCGCCAACATTTTCAATGGCTTCAAGCTGAGACATACGCTGATAGGCAGAACCTTCAAACCCTACTTCGTTGCTGAACTTATCGCTCTCGTGGTCATAGCAGAATACTGGGTATTGGATCAAGCGCTGACGTGGAACTGCCGGAAGCGACTTCAACTGGTATCCAGTAAATAGAGGTCCTTGGGAAGAGTCAGTGCTTGATCTAAGTATAGTAAACTTAAATCCTAGATACTCTTGTGAAGTAGTTGGGTAGTTTACGTTGATCTCAGGAACAGTTGCTCCTTGTGAGAATGAACCAATGTTGTATGCGTTATCTCTTGAATCAATAGACTCGATACTGATGCCACCATTGCTTGTATCAATACGAGCTTGCAGCAGTTTGTAGATCTTGGTTTCAAGTGTGTTGTATCGGATATAACCGGTACGCAAGTACCCGCTTGATACTAGAGTGGTTGTAGATTCAGCCCATATATTATTACCTGTGCTAAATGCTGCTCGGTCTGAGTTGCCAAAGAAGGCAACCTGAGATGCAGTTGTAGAGGTTCCAGCAGCAACTAGATCCCAAGCCCAAGGAAAATATAGAGCGTTAGCGATAACAGTTGTTGACAAGTCAGTGCGTACTAGCCCTGCTTCACCATCTACCAAAGTTGAAATATAAGCAAAGCTATCCCTGAAAGCGATAGCAGTACAGGCAGCATCTCTAAAGAGAAGCGGTCCATACTGGACATCTCCATTGTTATCGGCAACGCCAACTCTAAAGCCTAGGCTGGTTGCAAGGATTGCATAGGTGCCAAGGTAGACATCAAAGTCATTGATGCGTTCACCGTTTGGCATATCAATAATTACGGTAGGTGTCTCTAGCGTTGGGAAACCCAAAGCGTTTGGAGTTGTAGCATCTAGGCTGATCTTATAGACAGATGATGAGGTTCCGTTTGGATCATAGCCTGAGATGTAGATAGCCTGTGGTCCTTCAGAGATACTTGACCATACCCAAGATGAGTTAGGATGGGTGTATAGGGCAGTAGGCAGGGATGTAGATGAACTAGCGTTAGCATTAAGTTCGTAGATAGCGCTGCCAATAGCAACAATAAGACGCTGCTTTACATAGCGGATAGTGGCACGAGTAGTGCTAGGAGCTACGTAGATCTCAGTATCGCTAGTAGTTGAAGAGATGTTTCCTCTGTGAACTGTTGAACCGTTAACAAAGAAGTACTGCTTGCCGTTAGTTGTCAGGCTGTAGATAGTAGAGGCTGTACCAGTTTGTGTATAAGTGCTTGCAGTTCCAGCAGTTGTAATCTTTTTGAGCGATGACCCATCACTGACAATAATGCAGTCATTGGTGCCATCATTGACGCCAACCATTTGAGCAGGAGCACCACCTGTATAAAATGAAGCAGTATCGTTGAGTAGAGTGGCTTGCCCTCTAGTCCAGACATCTATTCCTTTAGACTCTGTATACTGAAAGCGTAGAGACTCTTCTTGGATAGGCTCAAAATACTTAATCCCCGCTCCTAAGTGGAACGAGGATTGAGATCTAACCCACCAACCGGTGAGCGTCTGCTCACCAGGCTCTCGCGTTTGGTCAATCTGTTGCTTGCGATACTGGGCTGTTACTCGACGATAAGGTTGCTCATCGGATGCTGCAAGAAAGAATGGTAGTCCCGCAAAGGCTACTTCGTAGGCTGGTCCAGTTGGAACATAGGCAGTAGATCCTGCAGGGTTGGAGAGTACATAGGGTATTCCCTCGGTGATATCGTCGCCGTATGGCACTGTGACTCCTTAGTTGTTTGTTATTGCTGCAATCTCTTCACTTGATAGGCCAAGTGCTGTCAACTTTGCCTGAGCAGATTCTTTGGCAGCAGCCTTGGCTGCTTCCTTTGCTGCTGCTTCTGCTTCTATTGCTGCAATAGCACTATTAACCTCTTCTTGAGTAGGCGTTGTAATTCCTTCAGTGCGCCAAGCGATTGTAGAGAGATCATCATCAACCATAGAAAATGCTGCATCAGGGTACATTAAACGAATTGCTTCAAAATTTTTCATATTAAGATCTCCATTGCTGAAATTTGAATTGGTTGCGTAGTTGGGTTTACAGAAAACGCATTAACTGCAAATATATTATTCATTTGCATTTTATAGGTTGTTGCACTTGTTGTAGCAGGTGAGTCAATATATTGAATTGAATAAGCATCATAACTTGCTGTATTAACGCCACCTCCATTTGGGTAGTAGCCACCTACAAATTCGTTTTGCAAAGATGTTGACCCTTTAAGTAATTGAATCCAACCAGTGAAGTAACTGGAGCTTCCTCCACTTGATGCTACTGTTCCGAAAGATGAGACAATAAGAATTTTACTAGTTGCTGATGTTGGTGTAATAGTTACAGATAATCCAGTAATATCAACCCAACCAGCAGAGGCTGAACTTGTAGCACTACTTGTAGTTGAGGTTACTACTTGAGCAATACGAGGAGTTGATGAAACCGTAGTCCAAGCTAACCCTCTAGTCTGTGAACTATCTGCAGTCAATACTTGACCGTTAGTTCCTACAGCTACTCGCCCTACTACTCCAGGAGCAGATGCTGCATAGATATCACCCTTAGCAGTCAAGGTATCTGGCTGAACCGCAGTCTTAAAGAAGTTAAGATCATCTGATGTAAGTACGTGCTTAACTGATGCACCAGCGCTGTGAGCAATACCAGATACTCCAGGAGTTCCTGTTCCTGCTTGACCTCGGCTGATGGTGAGAGTGTCACCAGATACGTTTGTTACATAAACAATTTCCTCATTGATAGTATCTACATCTATCGCAACAGTAAAGGTATCTATGTTGCCAGGAGCAAGTGAAACTCCACCCAACAAAGCTGTAGCAGCAGCGATTGATGGAAGAACCATAGTAGTAGCAGTAGTATTTATACCGCTATTGAGCGTTGTCTGAACGCTAATACTTGAATATTCTTTAGTCATTTATCTGCCTTACTTTGTGTAGTGGATTCGGATTGGGTACTTGTCTTGAAGTTTAAGAGCTTCGTCATTAAGTCTTTGTTGGTATAGAGCATAGATATAACGAGATGAAGCAACACCTGCTGTGCTTGGTATCTTGGTGTCGTTGAGATCAGCCTCTGCTGAGCTTAGGTTGATACGTCCAGAATCTACATAAGATAGCAACTTGTAGCAGGCTCCTAGGATTACTACTTCAACAGATGATCCAGGTAACCCTGTCACATCAGCGTAATCATCTGTATTGCTATCCAAAGTATTAGGAGTAGTTGTGTAGTAAACCTGTACTGTTCTACCAGGCTGGATGTTCTCGTAGATATTTACTGTGTTTGTCGTATTAAATGTTGCAATGTTAGCCATTGGGTCTGCACGCCAACGGTTGATAGGTAGCCATTCAAGGCTTGAACCGGTTGTCTGCCAAGACATATACAGGATTGATTCCACATCATCAGGCAATGGGTAGGTTGTCTGGCTTGCGTTAAAGGTAAAGGTAGTTGAAGCAACTGACCAGAGCTTAGGATAGAGGCTATTGATTACATCGTTGATAGCCTTCTTAATCATCAATCGAGGAAAGGTTGGGCTAAGGGTTACTTGTGCATACTGTGCGTGAGGGGAAGCAGTCGTTCCCTGATACCCACGACCAAAACCTGGAGCTGCATTAAGTACGCTGTTTGTTTGGCTAAAGTTATCAATCCAGATAAGTTCATCGTCAACTTCAATGACACCTTTGGCAAGGTTGGCAGATGAACCAATGCTTAGAGCAAGATCTGTCGTGTTGATTGCTGATGTTAGATACGAGATTCTATCTTGACGCAGGGTGTAGCCTGCTAAAGATGAGCGAACCTCATCAACCATTTCATTCAGTGTTGGCATTATTTCCTCTCATACCAGCCATCTCCCCATAGAGTTAGCAGTCTTGCAAAGTATTGCTCGTATTGTGGTGCAATAGCATCTAATGAATACAACGCTACTGCTCTCTTATGTATTGCTACTGGGTCTAAGTCCTTGACCCATTCTGTTGCTACTGCAAACTCCATTGCATTTCTGCAACGGTATCCAGTAACTCCATTTGGGTTAGTCTCAGTAAAGGCTCCCCAGTCTGTAGTAATGGTTGGAGTTCCGCAGGCTTGCGCCTCGATCACCACATTACCGAAAGGTTCTATGTAAAGCGTTGGAGCAAATAGGGCAATAGCACCGCCCATTAACTTTGCTCGTTCTTCTGGACCAACAGGTCCTACCCATTCACCATATTCAATCTTTGGGTTATTGCCTGGTCCTGCCATAATCAACTTAACGCCTAGTTCTTTGCAGACGTGTTGTGCTACAACTAAACCTTTACGATCTACCATACGTCCTACATATAGGTAGTAATCTTCCTTCTTCTCTTGCAACGGGAACATCTCTGGTTCTAAGTAACCAGGTATTACCGCATCATAGAAGTTACCATCTACCATAGTAGGGTTCTTGAAAGCAGCATAGATGCTGTGCATCCAAGCGTAAGACTCAAAGACTTTGTACTGGCTGAATACTCCGCCATAACCAACGCCGAACTCTACACTCATATACTCTGGGTAAGCATCTGCAATAGGCTTCTGTGAATAGCCACCGATAAGACAGATAAAGTCTTTCTTCTGTAGGCGCTTTTTCAGTTGAATGATCGCGTTACTATTAAAGATCTGCCAGTGAGGTAGCGAGTTATCAAAGGCAGCTTCTGTGTAGTGCTTACCATCGAGTGCTTCGTCTTGCTGTTCTTTAGTAATGCAGGTGATTAACTCATCGCAGGGTGCTTCGTTATCTTCTCCGGCATAAAGATAGACCGTATGGCCTAGGTTCTTCATCATTATACAAAAGCGTCTTACCTTTTCAGTATAAGCGCAGTTGACATAATCTTTAGTTGTTTGGGTATGTGGCAGACTTATTACGTGAAATCTCATACTTGACAGTATAACAGATCTACGCTATAGGATTAATTACTGCCTGCCAATTTAGATCATCTTCAACCCAGTAGTACATTAAGCCATCTGTAGGGTATGGAGTAGGTGCCTGCCAACGGCAGGTTTCCTCATCGAGTACCCAAGAGTCAAAAGGCTTTGGTGCAATAAAAGCATCGCGTGCCTCATCAAAGTAATACCCAAGTCCTGCATAATTCTTGCGGTAGTTATTGTTGTAGCTGGTGCGCTTGCACACCTGTCCACGAAAGTCTCCGTACCATTTTTCCCAATCGGAAATGCCGTCAACAACTTCATCTTCATTGCGTCCTGGGATTACTTCAGTGACAATGTTGTTCTCATCTAAAAATGCGTAGTGTGCCATTATATTGTTATGTTTCCTGTTCCACTTGTGAATTTATAGTATTTATAGCCACCTGTTTGATAACGCGTATAGGTTAAACCAGCTGCGATTGTAGTGATATCAGCGAATCTATCTAAGTAGCGCATTACAACGATTCCAGAACCGCCAGCACCACCAGATGTGTTGCTTGATCCACCACCGCCACCACCGCCTGTGTTTGCGGTTCCAGATACTCCAACAGTAGAACTTGATAAACCACCCGCACCGCCGCCACCTAATCCACCAGCAGCAGATCCACCACCAGCAAAACAAGTACCACCGCCACCGCCTGCAAAATAGTAATTACCACCCGATAAAACACCAGCAGCTGCATTTGCTCCAATGTTGTTTGAAAGAGTTGTAAATTTACCAATTCCACCTGCACCACCGGTTGTTGAATTAGGTGCAGTTTGACCTATTGCACCTGCACCACCACCGCCACCAGAAGGGAAAGGAGACGCCGTGAAGTTACCATTGCCACCACCAGCGAAACCCTGCCCGCTTGTTCCTGCACCACCAACAGTTACGCCACCAGCAGATGTATCATTTGAAGCTCCACCACCGCCAGAGCCGCCAACCCGTCCAGGATTTGCAGAAGCAGAAGCACCACCACCGCCACCACCACCACCAACGGAAGCGGTAAGAGTAGAGAAACTGGAGTTAACTCCATTGTTTCCAATAGCTGCAAGACCAGATGCTGCTGCACCAGCTCCCACTGTAACGTTAAATGTATTGCCTACAGTTAGGCTTTGATCTGCGTATTCTAAATATCCGCCAGCGCCACCAGCGCCACCTGCATAACTACCGTAAGAACCTGAGCCACCACCAGCGACCACTAAAAGATCAAAAGATGGAAGTTGTGTAATAAACGATAGCCAACCAGTTGAGGTTTTTTCAAGCAATGTGTCTACTGTTGTGTCAAAGTAGAGCTGACCTGTGAACCCTGTCGGCCTGTTGGCAGTTGTGCCAATAATAATGCCTGATGCAACATCGCGTGATCGTGTCATTTAGATTGTCACCGTTCCTGTTCCTGCAGTAAATGTGTAAATCTTGAAACCGCCTGTGTTTGCAAATGTATATGTTAAACCAACTGCGATTGATGATAAATCCAAAAATGTGTTTGGGTATCGAATAACTACAAGACCTGAACCACCTGCGCCACCTAAGGTACCGCCAACTTGGTTTCCACCACCGCCACCACCGCCACCCGTGTTTACGGTTGCAGCAGTTCCATTGGCACTTGATCCAGCGCCAGTTCCACCACCACCTGTACCGCCAGTTGTGGTTAATGAACCGCCACCTGAACCACCACCACCACGCGTGACTGATGTTCCAGTGATCGTGGTTGCTACACCATTTCCACCCTGACCGCCGTTCGTATTTACTCCAGCATTGCCACCCGCAACACCAGCACCGCCACCGCCACCGCCGCCGTTGAAAGTGGACAGAATTGAACCAGTACCACCGCCAAATCCTTGACCTGATGGAGATGCTGCACCACCACCACCTGCAGGGCCAACATCAGTACCACCACCACCACCGCCTGAACCACCAGAGTTTCCTGAAACTCCAGGGTTTCCAAAGATTCCACCTCTACCGCCGCCAGTAGAAGTAATTGAAGAAAATACTGAGTTCACGCCATTGGTTGAGCTACCAAAACTAGTGTTTGTTCCTGCTACGCCACCACCACCAACGGTTACTGTGTAAGTTGATCCAGCAGAAACTGCAAGCGCGGTTTCTAAACTGCCACCACCACCAGTTGCCGTAACAGTTGAACGTAATCCTCCAGCACCACCACCACCATAACAACCACCACCGCCACCAGCAAGAACCAAGTAATCAACTGATGTTGGGCTTGTTGCGCCAGCAGGATAAGCAATACCAAACCAAGTGCCAACCTGATTAACCGTTGTTGCAGCCTGTGTCAGCCTTGTACGCTGTCCGTATCTGCTCATTTATACGATTCGATTCACGTAGCCAAAAATGTTAATGACGTTAGCAGTTCCTGCAAATGCTCGAACAACGAGGCCGTTTTGCAAAAGAATACCAGGAGCAACAAGAACTAAACCTGTTCCATCAATAGGAATGTTAACCTCAATAAGATCATCAGGTGAAGTTGTACCGCCCCATTCAAGAGTGAGCTTTACCGCACTCGCTGAAGTGTTGTGGGCATAAAGCCACACCTCATCTAGTGATGAAGTGCCAGATACTGCGGTATGAATAAGGGTTCCAGCAGTTGCGGTTGCAGCAACTTTAATGCCTTTGCCGTTAGTGCTACCGCTAAGAAGTTGCTTTGAGTATGTTGGCATTTGGTTTCCTTATCCGAATATCTGATTTGCTAGAATGTTTTGATCTGAACTAAGAAGGTCATTGCTCTCTGCGATTGTGTACACATTTGCAACGTTGAAAGTATTTGGACTCCATAAGGTTGCAACATCGTTGACAACCAATGCGGCAAGTCCTGTGATAGTTGTGCCAGTTGTTGCAACGTAGTCAACGCCTCGAACAAGCAAGACACCGTTGATGAAGAATAGTTCTTGCCCAACTACATAGGTAAGGCTTACACCGTTATCGTCATTTCCCGAAAGGGAAGTCTCACCACCGGCTGCAGTCTTTTTCCAATAGTAAATTGTTGCTTGACCTGCAGCACCTGTAGCTCCCGTAGGACCAGTTGCGCCAGTTGCGCCGTTAGTCCCAGCAGGACCTGTTGGTCCTGTTGGACCCGTAGCACCATTAGTACCAGCAGGACCGGTTGCACCTGTTGCACCAGTGGCTCCATCAATACCAGAAGCACCAGCGGGACCAGTTGCACCCGTAGGCCCAGGCACAGTAGATGCTGGACCACTAGGACCAGTAGGTCCAGTTACTCCCGCAGGTCCCGTAGCACCTGTCGGTCCTGGAACCGTAGAGTCTGCACCAGTAGGTCCTGTTGCACCTGTAGCACCAGCAGGCCCTGTGGCTCCTGTTAATCCAAGAGGACCAGTAGCACCCGTTGCACCCGTAGGGCCAGTAGCACCTGCTGGACCAGTTGGACCAACAATACCTGTTGAAATAATTGCCACAATAATTGCGTGGTTGTTTGCAAAGTTAGTTGTACCAGTACCAGCAGATGATGTAAGAGTTACAGGTACTTCGACATAATTTGTCTGCATTGTTGGAGTTGCAGATACTGTCCACTTTTGGAAGTTATTGGAATTACTTGCATCCTGAATAACAATTACATCGTTTGTCTTAATTAAGCCTAAGAAGATATCAACATCTATACCGTCTGCGTTAATGTGGTTAATATTAATTTGTGTAGCAGAAATCTGTGTGGCATTGTTCCAAAGCAAGTCACCACTACCAGGATCGCCTGTTGTTATAGAGGTATCTGCCTTGTAGTCGTAGTAGTTGGCAGATCCGCCATCTGCTCCAGTAGCGCCAGTAGCTCCAGTGGCACCTGTAGCACCTACTCCTGTGGCTCCTGTAGGCCCTGTGGCGCCCGTAGGACCAGGGACTGTGCTATCAGCACCTGTCGCTCCAGTCGCGCCTGTAGCGCCTGTAGGACCTGTTGCACCTGTGGCACCTATGCCTGTAGGTCCTGTTGGACCTGTGGCTCCTGTTGGGCCAGTTGCCCCAGTTGCACCAGTAGCACCAGTTGCCCCAACGCCAGTGGCACCAGTTGGCCCTGTTGAGCCAGTTGGTCCTGTTGGGCCAGTAGCACCTTGTCCACCTTGTGGACCTTGGTTCTGAGCAAACTCCACAGCAACCTGTGGAGTAATATTTTCTATAACAATAATTGTGCTCAAGTTGTCACCGCTCCTGTCACAATAAATTTACCTTCTAAAATTCGAGTAATGCTTGATCCTGAATCTAATACTAGATCGTAAGAGTAACGACTTGCTACGATATCTGCAGTAATGTCTGCACTCAAGGTAACGTTAATGCGTCCTTGCAATGGAGTGAAAACCATACGACCATTGGCAGTAGATGCCACTACAGTCGTAGTAGATGCGCCAACGAACGGGCGTACTGTCATAGTTCCTGTGTATCCAGTCAGATTCCAAGGAGTTTGGTTATTTAGAATCTGAAACTGAAAATTAAATGTAGTTGCCTGATCGCAGACTAGGTTAAATTTAGCGCTCAAGATGACACCGCTCTGAGAGCTTGCGCTGCAGGTAGTTGAAAAGTACCAGCGATAAGATTACATACCCCGCTATAGTCAAGGCGGTTAGCGCTAGTCGTCCCCGCAATCGCATTTAATACTCCTACTGTGTCTGTTAAGTTTGTACTTACTGAACGCTGGACAGCCCACTGGCGAGCAGCAAGTGCTTCATCTACCATCTCACCTGGTGCTCGATAGGTGCCACCATTGGCAAGACGATTAAGTTCGTCTAATAGCGTTGTACCGTATTGTCCTAGTGCCACCTATATCTCCTCTACTTCTTCTTGCGTGATACTGCTGCGTTATCAACCAAGTTTGGATATGGTCGTCCTGCTGCTTGAGCACGCTTCTTTGCTGCTGCCTTCTGTGCAGGCGTTAGCGCCTTTGATGTTTTCTTAGGATTCTTTGTATCCCAAAATGCTACTTTCTTTTTCATTTGCAACTACAATCCCAAGCACGAAGTGACTTGTTAATTCTTGAGTTCGGATCTTTAGCAGTCTTGCTAGAAGTATTCTTTGCCTTCATTCCACACATACGACCACAGAAAGACTTGCGCCGTCCTGCAGAC